GACAGCGAGGACGAAGGCGGCAAAGGCGGACGTACCGTAGAGGCAAATCGCGCAGTTGAATCGATCCTTCATCCTGGCGGGCTTCGTCTCGGCCTGCGTGAGCATGTCGATGCAGCGGACATCCGTCGTCCAATCGACGTACACGTAGTCGTCATCAATGTCCGCCCATGCGGCAAAGCCTTCGGCCTGTTCGAGCGTAGCTTCCCAAAGCGTGGTGAAGCCGACCCAGTTGCGCGTGACGGAGCAGACGTTCTCAAGCGCGGCGGCGGGAGTCTGAATGTCCGCGCCCGGGGAAACCACAGCACCGAGGGAAACCGTGAGGCCGAGCGCATCGCTCAGCCCCGTGCCCTTGACTTCGGAGGCGACGAGGGATTCGCCGACGATGGCCGTGCCCACGGCGGCAACGCCGACCAGGTTCAGGGAGGCATCCGCGCCCGTCTTCTCGGTCGTGAAGGTGAACTTCTGGGAGTTGGCGTCATAAGCGCCCGTCACACCGGCAATGCCTTCGGCAACCTTGGCGGCAACCTCGGAAAGAGAGGTGCAAGCGGAAAGGTCGATGTTCTCGGCGGGGACTTCCCCGCCGTTGACCTCGAGCGTAAGCGTGCCGTCCGTGATGGCCTTGAAGGTGGCGAGCTTCGTCGTGACCGTGCCGCCGCGCACCCAAGCGGGAGCGGCTTCGGAGATGAAGCGACCGATCACGATGGCGTTGACGGCCTTCTGCTGATTGGTGACGCCCGTGAAGTACTGCTGAGCAAAGACGGTTTCCTCGGCCTCGCTGCCGAAGAAGTCGGCAACGGCGGCGGCGGAGGAGAACTCGACGGCGGGAACGTCGGTGGGGATAAGGGCCGACTTTGTGAGGAGCAGGCCGTTGGTTTCGAGGTCGGAGCTACCGCCAGAGATGACGCGCGGCGTGACCTTCACAATGTGAGATGCAGGAATCATTGCTTTTCCTTCGGTTTGAATTTCACGTCAACATTGGCAAGGTCTACCTCGACGAAGCGGAACCCGTCTTGGTCTATCTTCAATGTGCGCTTGAATCCGAGGTGGAACGTGACCGCCCATCTCGGGACGTACCGCCCCGAGTCCGTCGGAGCAGTGAGATTCTGAAGGCCGTCGACGTACTGGAGGTCGAGGCCGTAGGCGCGGAAGTGATCCGCACCGTAAGTTGACCGACCCGCAAGCTCGTATGCCTGCGCTCGATCGCGGGCAGCGAAGCGGTCTGCGCTGTAGCAGTCCACTTGAACCACCAGGTCGACATACTCATGAAGTAGAGAGGTCTCAGAGACTGCGTCATGAGTTTCGATCGTCGATCCGCGCCGCGTCATGCTGATCGGCGTGAATACTGTGAAATCGTTGTCCTCAGGCAGACCGAGGTCGTTGGCGAAGCCGTTGATGAGATGCCGCGCATCGTCGTTCGCATACGGCGGGACGGCGAACTTCCTGAGGTAGCTTCGGAAGGCTTCGGTGATCTGCTCCTGCTTTACAGCGGCAAGCGGCATAGCCCCTCCTCAGTCTCGTAGTAGATGTCCACAGGGGTCGTCTGTTGCTGGCACTGCAGGCTGACCCACCCGCTACGGGTGAAGTCCTCGATGACGGCGTTGACAAGCCATACACGCCCGTCATCGCCTCTCAGGTAGTCGCCAGTGCGACCGAGCGGACGGTTGACCGACCAGGCTCCCGTGTCTGCGAAAACCCAGATCTTGCGAAGCGTTGCAGCCTGCGTGATTGCGTCGACCTGCTGTACCACGTCGGGGCCGAGCGACTGGATCTGCATCGTCAGCTCCCCGAATTCCTCGAAGAGCTGAACGGCGTCCCCTCGCTCACCGTCGACGTAGCGACCCGTGGAGCGGTAGAGCGTGGCGGCCTGATCAGAGTGCAGGTGGTGAATCGCCTTTCGCACGATTTTGTGAAGATTGACTGACATCCATCACCCCTTGATTTCGTAGCCGACAGAGTGGAGCATCGTTCCGACCTTGACAAGCGCCTTGTCGCGCCCAGAGCCAGAGTCGGCAGTGCGGTTGCGTCCCTTGCGTTCGTCCTTCACGTCGTAGAGCAACGTCGTGAAGAGCGAGCGGTCGGGGAACTTCGTACTGCGCGAGCCGTTGTTTCGGATCGTCTCCTGAATGTCGACCTGTGCCTGCCGCGCCATGATCTCTAGCGCGGCTCTGGCGTCCTTGACGCCCTTGGCCTTGAGTCCGGCGGCAAGGATCTTCTTCCAGTTGCCGACCTCATCGGCGAAGGTTGCACGCATGAACGGACGCGGCGGGGAGCTGAGAGGCGTCCCCGGCTTGAGCATGATCCCGAAGTTACGCAGGAAATACCCAGTCTGTTTCTTCGTCGTGCGTTGAACCCCGCCGTACTCGTTGTACGTTGCGTAGGTCGCAACCTCCGGGTCTGTGATGCCGATCTCCGCGTAGGGTGCGCCCACCTTGCCGACTTCGGCAGCGAGCTTGCGCACGCCCGTATTGCGATTGACCTTGATCCCCATGAGTTACCCCCACGGATGATAGGGCTTCGAGTAGTAGAGCTTCGTGCCCGTGCGGAACGGCATCGTGAGCACCCAGAAGAGCGCGCCGCACTTCGTCAGGTTCCACCAGGATCCCGCCTCGGTCTTGCTCTGCAGGTTCTCGAACGACGTGGAGACACTGCCCTCGGTCGCAGAGGCGATGCGGGAGGGTTGATCCAACCCGTTCCCGTCAAGCGAGAGGAGGTGACAGAGAGCCGCCCACAGGATCGGCTGTAGCTTGGCCTCGGGGTACGGGAAGTTTCCTTCACCGTCCCCGAGGAGAACCTTCACGGCCTCCCAAGATGCCGAGAGCTGTTCTGCGCTGACCGCCTCCTCGGTGAAGGCGGGGTACGCCGCACGGAAGGCGGCGGCATCAAGTTCATAGAAGGCCATTTTGTTTCCTTACTTGGCGGTGACTTCGACGCCCATCTTGGTCGGATCGGCGGCCTCGAGTCCCGTTCGCATCTCGGCAATCTCGGACGCGGCGGCCTTGAAGCCCTTCACGTCATTCACGGGATAGATGCAGGGCATGGAGCCGTTGCGACCCGTGAAGGCGATTTCCTTGCCGTGAGCGGCGATCAGGTTTTCCCAGTCGGACTTAGGGAGCTGCACGCACAGGGCGTTGCCGGGCATAGCGAGGACGCCCGACTTCATGCCGCGCAGATTGTCGTTGATGCCGGGGAAGCGGATGGACTTCGTGCCACCCTTGCCGTCGGGGATGTCGTCAAAGCGCAGGGCAAAAGGCAGACAGCAGGCGATGGCAATCGTTTCGCCCGCAACGGTGACGGCCTTCTTTTCTTCTTCAAGGGTGGAGGTCACAACCTTGACGCCCTCGGCGGCAGTCGCCTGTGCCTTCTTTCTCGTAGTGGTAGCCATTGAATTTTTCTCCTCGTTCGATGGCGGGGGCAAGGCCGAAGCCCGCCCCCTAGGAAGCCCGAACAGATTCGGGCATGGTGGTTAGATGCCGAGCATCGTGGCGATCAGGTGCGGGCGGCGGATCACGCAACCCCACGTACCGCCGACGGCCTTCTGCACCCAGGAGGTGGAGTAGGCTTCGACGTTGCCGAAGCGCATCTTTTCAGAGTAGGCGCACTCGGCAGTGACTTCGCCGAACAGCTCGGGAACCGTCAGGTAGAGCATGGAACCCGCTTCCGTCGTGAGCTCGGGAAGGTAGAGCACCTCGAGGTTCGGGTAGTTGCTCTTGAGCAGATCAAGGGCCGTCAGGCCGAAGGCGTTCGGCATCTGGAGATACGTGGCGCGGTCGGAGGCGACGGCAAGGCGGAACTTGCAGGAGGCGTCGACGTTGCCCGCGTTGTTCTTAATGAGCTCGTTAATGAGCTTGGCGATGTCGTTGAAGACGATGTTCGCCATCTGGTCGGTGTTGGCGGCGGTCTTGTCAGCCCACGTGGACTTGCCGCCGACCGACACGGGGGTGACGGACTCAGGCAGGTTCGGGTCGTTGAGAGCGCCGTAGTTCTGCTTGCCGGCAACGCCGTAGAGGTAGAAGCGGTTGTGCGCACGGGCGAGGACATTGGCCGCGCCGCGCTGCTTGGCACCCGCAAACTCAAGGCGAGCCTTAGCGCCCGTGGCAAGCTCGCGTTCGCCGTACTTCAGCGTCGTCTGGAAGATGAAGTTTTCACGGGTCGGGAACTCGTAGTTAACTTCGGACGTGACGTTGTTCGTGAAGTCAGAGTACGGCGTAACGTCGCCCACGACTTCCTCAACCGGGAACTGCATGAAGCTGTCAGCCCAGTCGCCCTTCTTAGTTTCGTCGAAGAGCTTCGTGGCGTTCATCGCACCGAACAGGATCGTCGTGACCTGCGGATCGATGTACGTGACGAGGGCGGCGGGAACGCCGACGTTCTTGGCGGTGGAGAGGGCGGCGTCCTGAGCGATCTTGCCCTGCGTGACCTTGGCGTAGTCCGTGACGATACGACCAGAGGCGTCGCGGTGGTACGGCATGACGCCCACGGCATACGGGGAGCTGATGCCGAGGCCCTTAAGATATTCGAGATTCGTGTCCATTGTTCAGTCTCCTTTTATCGGCGGGAGATGATGATGATGTCGCCCTGAGCCTTCGCGGCCGTGACGACGACCCAGCCGGTGTCGTTCTCGCTGCCGACAGTGCCGTAAGACACGACACCATCAGCGGGATTGCAAAGGACGGCCTGACCGACCGTAGCCTCGCCAGCGGCTTCAACGTAGAAGTCACCGCGCACGGCGATCGTGAGTTCAGCACCGTTCGGGTAGGCTTCGGAGCCGTCGACGCCGCACGGGACGGCGGCGGTGAAGGTGCGTTCGACGAGACCGACGAGGGTCGTACCCTTGGCGGAGGCGACGGGGAAGGCGACGCCCTTCTTATCGGACGTGCCTTCGAAGACGAACTTGCCGGCGGCGACAGTGCCGTCGGAAAGGTAGTTAAGCGGCGTGTAGACCGCAGTGTGAGCGGCGACTTCCTGACCCGGAAGACCAACGCTCGGATAAAGATTCACAGTCTTCTGCATAATCTGTTTTCCTTAGAGACGAACATTGATGCCCGTTGCGAGGTCGACCGTGGCCGACTCATCGAGCTTGGAGTCCTGAGCAATGCCCTTCGCGGCGGACTTCTGACCGCTGATGAAGCCGAGGTAAACGGCTTGAGCATTCATCTTCGTGACGCCGCGCATGGGAGCGCCCATCTGCTTGAGTGCGGCGAGATAGACCGCACCTGCGGAGTCAAAAGCGGACGCGCGAACGCGACCGAGAACCTTTCGGCATTCGTCGATGGCATCGAACTTCTGCTCGAGCTTGCGAATGGCGGCATCCTGCGCAGTGGCGGGC